CACAATGTCATGGGCGGGGTCACGGTCCCGGTCCGCGAGTCATGGACGGTGCCCGGCGGCGTGGCGAAAGGGCAGCCGAGGGACTACCCGAAAGAGTGCTACGTGGTCGGGGAGGATCAGCCCTACAATTGCATGTGTGACCAGCGGCTCGCCCTGGCCGACGACCTCCCCGACACAGCGCAGGAACTCCGGAGCGTCAAGGGTTTGACCCTCGAACCACTGACCAAGCAGGCCGCTGTACTCCTGGAGCACGGCCGACCGCACGAATCGCTGAAAGACCTCCTCGTGAGGATGGAGATCGCCATGAGCAAGAACCAGACCGCAGAACATCTCGGCATATCAAAAGCCACTCTCTACGAGTGGCGGAAATCGGAGGGGATCGAATGAGTGAGCGCACCGGAGCAGTCATCGGCGAGCAGATGTTCGGCGAGACCGTCGCAGACGCATACGGCGTTCCGTTCGTCCTCGCGGCTGACGGAAAATGGTATCGAGCGGACGCGAGCGATCCGCTCCTCTCCCGGGGGGACATGGCGCTCTGTGTCGAGACGAGCGTCGTCGCCGACGGAGAGGGGCGGCTCCTGAAATACGGATGGATCCGGCGCACCGGGTGGACCTGGACCCTCGGGCAGCCGGTCTATTTCGGCGTGACCCCGGGCACCCTGACACAGACGAAGCCGGTCGGGAACACGATCCGGTATGCCGGATATCCGGCAGCGGCCGACGCCCTCTGGTTCTCGCCGACAGATCCGGTCCTCGCGGAGTTTTTCTCGCTCGAATTGCCCCCGGGCACGCAGGGCGACCTCCTCTATCACAACGGGGCCGCGTGGGTGCCGACCGACGCGGGGGCGCTCCGGAACTGGATCATCAACGGCAACTTCGCCGTCAACCAGCGCGGAGCCGCGACTAAGGCGCAGGCGGCCGGGGTCTACGGATACGATCGCTGGAAAGGGCACGCGAGCGGCATCGAGCAGGTCGTCGAGGCGCTCCCGGCAGGGGAATATACCCTTTCGTGGGAGGGCGGGGGCACAGGATATTTCGCCGGAACGAGTGGAGCGTCGCCGATCACAAAGATCGTCGCAGGGGGGAACACATCTGTCGTGGTACCTAGCGACGCCACTGTAGTGACGCTCAATGCCGGATCAGTCGCGCTCCCGTTCGCCCCGCGCCCGATTGCAGAAGAACTGGCGCTGTGCCAACGTTATTTTATCTCGCTGAGGGGAGGCTCACAAGACATTTTCGCGACGATGGGGGTGGGGTTCGTGTATTCGCCAACGATCGCGTGGGTCGTGTGCCCGATCCCGACGTCAATGCGGAGTGTGCCGACGGTAATCTTGCGGGGCAACCTAAAATTAATGGAACCCAGGTATATCCCGAACCCTACGCTATCGGTGATCTATAGTACCTCCACGGCAGTGACGCTCCAGGCGGATATTACCGGAGGCACTCCCGGGAATGCATGCCTCCTGGCAGCAGATGTGGACTTGGCTGACGATATCTGGTTCAGTGCGGAGTTATGATCATGGACTTGCGATTTACTCTCGGAGATTATCTGGTCCTCGTCGAGGATGGGCGGGAAACCTGCATCCGCCGCTCTGACGGCGCCTGCATCCCGATCGCCCCGGGCAACCGGGACTACGATGAGTTTGTACAGATTGACACAGAGGCTCATCTCTGCCCCCGTGAGCACCATCCGACCGAGGAGGAGGCATGGACCGCGATCCGGTCCCGCCGGGACGCTCTCCTGACTGCGTGCGACTGGACGCAGATCCCGGACGCCCCCCTGACTGAGGGGGGGCGGGCGGCCTGGCAGACCTACCGGCAGGCGTTGCGGGATCTCCCGCAGGACTACGCGACCCCCGATGCCGTCGTGTGGCCGGAAGAGTCTGGTGGCGTCTAGTCCGGCCCGATGGCCGCCGACCGGACTGAACCCATCCCCTCAGACAGCGAATAGATGGCTAGAGATGCCTGAACTGAAAACAAAATCCCTCGACGCGACCCCGGGACAGACGAAGGTCTGGAAGGCGCGGCTCGTCGAGAGCGGCCCGGAGGTGACCCTCATCCGGGTCCCGATCTCCTCGACCGCCGAGGACCGGGACGGTGACGAGTTCTCGCCCGCCGGCCTGGAATCGATGGCCACCGCGCTCCAGACCGGGAAAGTCCCCCTCTATCTCGACCACGGGTACTTACCGAGCGGAGCCCGCCTGTACGGGGCGCTCGACATGCTTGGGGCCTGGATCGACGGCGAGATCGAGGGCGAGACGCTCTACGGCACCGCGTTCCTGGAGCCGGAGAACTGGATGGCCTACGAGCTCGCCCGTAAGGTTGAGGCCGGCCTCCCGATGGGGTTCTCTGTCGGGTTCGGGATCATCAAGAGCAGAGGCAAGGACAACGGGGGCTTGATCTTCGACGAGGTCTCTCTCTGGGAGGTCTCCGCTGTCGGGATCCCCTCGAACCCCGACGCAGTGAACTCGGCTGCCGTGCAGGCGGTCGTGAAATCGCTCCGCGTGAAGGTGGGGCTGGAAACCGATGAAATGAAACGCAAAACGAAGGAAACCGAAGAAGAGCCGACCGAAGATGAAGAGGAGGAGCAGAAGCAGACCCCTGAGACCTCCGAGGAAGAAGAGGAAAAACAGCCGGAGGAGGAGCCCCCTGAGGAAGACGAAGAGGATGATGAGGAGAAATCCTACGAGGTCCTCGACGAGGCGAAGCTCCGGACACTCATCGCCGAAGAGGTCGGCAAGGCGCTCGCCCCGATCACCGAGGCACTCAAGTCGCTCGCCGCCCTCGACGAGATCAAGACCACCGTGACGAAGGCCGTCGCGACCCGGAGCAAGGGGCCGCGGGGAATCGTCGTCGCCCGCGAAGTCAAGGAACCGCAGAAGAACGAGACTCCGGCGGCGTCTCCCTACAAGCCGCTGTACTAAGGAGCATCACGCATGACCACTGTTAAATCTATCTTCGGGCTGAACTCCCGCGAGAAGCTGTTCGACCACTTCTGGAAGTCGCAGGGCTTCCACGCTGACAGCGACGGTCTGACGCAGTCCATCCAGGGCGCGATGCAGAACCCTGCCGTCCGTGAGCAGTATAAGGGCTTCCTGGCCCGTGCGTTCAAGGCACAGATGGAGCCGGAGCGCGCAAAGGCCACCGCTACCACCGTCGCCACGGCGATCCCGCTCGTGTTTGACCCCGACGTGATCGACATCCTCCGCACGGACGCACCCCTGCTCGCCCGGCTCCCGATGCGGGGATACTCCGGCGACCCTGTCCGGGTGAACTGGATCTCCGCTCGTGCCGCCCCGGTCGGGATGGTGAATGAGGCTGCAGCCCTCGTGCTGAACACGCAGGCATCGAACGACTTCACGCTCTCCAACACGGACTACAACCACAAGATCTACGCCGACCGCGTGGATATCTCCGACTTCGCCGAGCGTGTCGCCGCAGACGGTCCCGTGAACGTCAGGGATACTGCACTCGGAGCCCGGATCAGCGAGTGGGCGCAGTTCAAGGAACAGCAGATCCTCTACGGAGATCACACGCAGGCGCTCAACGATGGCTCGCCCGGTGACGCCAACGCCTTCGACGGTATGATCGTCGAGACTGCGGCCGGAAACATTGTCGACAAGAGCGCGGTCAACCTCGCGGACACGCAGGCACTCCTCAAGGATGTCAAGTCCGAGATCAAGAGCCTCCTCCAGACCCGCGGGATCTACAAGGGAGATCTCGAAATCTGGACCAGCCACACGCTCTTCGACGAGCTCGAAAACGAGCTCCAGACCCGGGCGATCCTCGATCAGAACACCTCCTCAGTGAACTTCGGTTACGAGGTGATCTATATCAGCGGCGTGCCGGTGATCGCGAGCCACAACGTCGACCAGCACACCTACGGCAACGGAGCCTACACGCCCGGTGATGAGGGAGACGTGTTCATCATGAACAAGCGCGCCAACGCCTTCGCGAGTCTCGCACCGCTCTTCACGGTCCCGCTCGGCCGCGCCGGTCTCGGGGACATGATGGCAATGGGCGAATACGGTACATATATCGACCGTGCTGGCGGCCAGATGAGCAAATATCTCCAGGCGTATGCAATCTAAGGGGGGTAAAGGATGACTGTCCTTGTACCTCCCGGAGCGCAGGCAAATATCGCCTGTGCGGTGGAGGGGTTCTCCCTCTCCGCCACTATCGGCGGCACCCCGCAGGTCATGACGGCCACGGTCGCCACGCCCGCGGTTGCTGACGGCGATGTGGTCGTCACGGTCACCGCCGTAGGCCTGGCCACCGGCACGAAAGACGTCACCGTCACAGTCAAGGATAAGGACACGGTTGAAGCCGTCGCCGCTCTCCTCGCTGACGCACTCGAAGATGACGATGACGTCGGCGCGTTCTTCGATGTCGGGGTCGCCGGTGCGGTCGTAACCCTGACCCGCAAGACGCACACCGCCGTCGACAACACGATAA